CCGGCCGAACCGCCCCGCCCGATCGACGACGACATCCCGTTCTGAGGCCGCCATGACCACAAGCCGCATCGAATGGACCGACCGCAGCGACTGGAACCCGATCCGCGGTTGCACGCGCGTCAGCGAGGGCTGCCGCAACTGCTACGCGGAGACGATCGCCGGCCGGTTCAGCGGCCCCGGCCAGCCCTTCGCCGGCTTCGCGACGCAGACGCGCGATGGCGGGCGTTGGACCGGCAGGGTCGAACTGGTCGAACAGCGCCTCGCCCTGCCGCTGCGCTGGCGCAAGCCGGCGCGCATCTTCGTCAACAGCGCCTTCGACCTGTTTCACGAGCAGATCGCCGACGACGTGATCGACTGCGTCTTCGCCGTCATGGCCCTCGCGCCGCGACACACGTTTCAGGTGCTGACGAAGCGCGCGAAGCGGATGCGATCCTATTTTGCGGCGAGCCCATGGCGGAGAATCAAAGACAGAGCCTTCGAAATCATCCCCGGTGACGTTTTCGAGGCGTTCGACAGGGCTGATCAAGCGGTCGCCGAGTCGCCACTCAGAAACGTCTGGCTTGGCGTCAGCGTCGAGGATCAGACGCGCGCCGACGAACGCATCCCCGACCTGCTGGCGACGCCGGCGGCGCTGCGTTTCGTGAGCGCCGAGCCGCTGTTGGGGCGCATTGACTTTCGCGGCCTGAACGCCGGCGGCGGCGTCATCGTCGACGCGCTCGCCGGAACGAGGCTCGACTATGGAGACGAGCCCGACGTGGGCCTCGTCGCGCCGACGGAGGAGCGGGCGAGCCGCATCGACGGCCCCAGCGCGCGGCCGATGCATCCCGACTGGCCGCGTGCGATCCGCGACCAGTGCGCTGCCGGGGGCGTCCCGTTTTTCTTCAAGCAATGGGGCGAGCATGGCGACGCTGTCGCCGCGATCAATGTCTGCCGCCCGACCATAGTCTATGAGAATGGCGGCTGGGCCGAGGCGCGGTCGCTTGCGGAAGCCATCGCCAGGATGAGGAGCGGCGCGCGGTGCGTTCAGCGCGTCCGCAAGGCCCGCGCCGGCCGCCTCCTCGACGGACGCACGCATGACGCAATCCCGGAAATCGCGCGATGACCGCCCCGGAGATTACCAACGCAAAGCCCGGCGAAACACGGGCGCACTTTGCGGGACGCATGGCGGCGCGCGGCGTGGCTGAATTGGTCGCCGTGACTGGCGTCGCCTTCGCCGCAGGTCAATGCCTGCCGCTCTTGCACGCCTCATTACCGGCAGCCTCCTTGGCGCAGGCGTTCGGATTTTCTGCTGTCGCAAACGCCGCGGCAATCATCATCCGCATCCTGTCCGCCCCCGACTTGGATAGCACAGATGAATAGCGACAATAGAGCGGCCCCCGTCCGCATTCAGCGCAAGCGCCTGCCCGGCGGCGAGACGCTGCGGCTCCATGCGATCGACGCGCCCGAGATCGGCCGCGCCCGCTGCGAGGCCGAGCTCGTGGCCGGGCTGCAGGCGAAAGCGCGGCTGCGCGCCTTGCTCGCCGGCCGCGCCGTGACGGTCGAACGCTGCGAACCCTCGACCGGCCGCTGCGTCGATCGCTACGGCCGCACCCTCGCCGCCGTGACGATCGACGCCGGCGACGTCGCCCTGATCCTGATCGCCGAGCGCCACGCCGAACCCTGGCGCCCCGGCCCCGAAGCCGCCGCGGCCCGCGCCGCCAGATGGTGCAGGAGGTGAGGATGTCCGATTGGCTTTCCGAGATGACGATCATGTGCTTCGGCGCCGCGATCGCGACGCTTGGTTTTTTGTGGGTTACCCTGCTGCCATCCATAGGCGCGCTCTGGCTCCTCGGCATCCTTCGCTGACCAGACCATGCCCCGCCGCCCCGATCCCATGCCCCTCCCGCCGCGCGGCCTCAGCCGCGTCGAGGCGGCGGGCTATGTCGGCGTCGGGGCGACGCACTTCGACGCGCTGGTCGAGCAGGGCGTGATGCCCCGGCCCGTGCAACTGGGCGGCCGCCGCGTATGGGATCGCCACCGGCTGGACACAGCCTTCGAGGCGTTGCAGCCTGACGCGCCGGGCGACCCCTATGCGGACGTCCGCTGACGGAGCCGCCATGTCCCGCCGCACCCGCCGCACCGGCCTGCCGCGCCACGTCTATCAGGACAAGCGCCGCGACGGCCGCCTGCGGCTGATCTTTCGCCCGCCCGGCCGCAAATCCGTCACCTTGCCCGGCCCGCCCCTGTCCGCCGAGTTCTGGGCCGCCTATGCCGCCGCCCTCGGCCAGACGCCGCCGCCCGTCGACGCCGGCCGCCGGCCGCGCCAGGGCGAGCTGGGCGCAGCCGCCGGCGACTGGTATCGCAGCGCCGAATTCCGCCAGGGCGACTCCCTGACACAGGCGGACAAGCGCGGCGTCCTCGAGGCGATCCTGCGCGAGCCGCTGCAGGCGGACCGGCCGGAGGGCCTGACGTTCATGACCTGCCCGCTGGCGAGCCTCACCGCGCGCCATGTCGCTGTGCTGCGCGACCGCAAGGCCGGCGCGCCGCACGCCGCCAACAAGCGCCTGCGCTACCTGCGCCAGATGTTCGCCTGGTGCGTCGAGACCGGGCGCATGGCCGCCAACCCCGCCCTCGGCGTGCGCCGCGTCACGCCGCCGCGCGGCGGTCATCGCACCTGGACGGTCGACGAGGTGCGCGCCTACATGGCCGCGCACCCGCCCGGCGCCATGGCGCGCCTCGCGATCATGATCCTGCTCTATGCCGGCCTGCGGCGATCCGACGCCGTGACGCTCGGCCGCCAGCACATCCGCGAGGGCTGGATCGTCAAGCCGCAGATCAAGAACCGCGCCCGCTGGCCGCGCATGATCGAGATTCCGATCCTGCCGCCGCTGGCCGAGGAGATCGCGCGCACCGCCCGCCCCGGCGCGCTGGCGCTGCTGACCACCGAGGCCGGCCGGCCCTTCACGGCCAAGGGATTCGGCGCCCGATTCGAAAAATGGCGCTCCGCCGCCGGCCTGCCCGCCGGCCTGAGCGCCCACGGCCTGCGCAAGGCCGGCGCGACGCTGGCGATCGACGCCGGCGCCAGCGAGGCGCAGGCCATGGCCATCTGGGGCTGGGAGGACGCCGACGAAATCCGCACCTACGCCCAGGCCCGAGACCGCCGCCGCCTCGCCGCCGACGGCATCAAATTCCTCGCCCTGCCCGAACAAACCCGGCCCGAAAACTACACTCACTCAAAACCGAGTGTAAAACAGAACCGGAAAAGCAAACAAAATCAATAACAGAAGTCGCCGCTGGCAGGAGTGGAGGGACTTCATAGGCGCTTTGAATTCAAGCAGATGCCGTTCAGAATTACATTTTGACGACCGTTGATATTCAATGGTTTTCAGGCAGAAATTGCACGTCGTCGGGAAGGTGGCAATGCGGCTTTCAGTCCTTCGCCTCTGGTGCGCCTGCCTGATCCGCGCGCTGCGGCGCGACGTTCCCGACTGGCGCGCCGATGATCGCCGGCGGGAGAATGACGCGCGGATGCAGGATCGGGCGCGGCGCCGCGGGCGCAGGTCGCCATGGAGATGATCGCCCGCCGCGGCATGGGCGACGCGGGGCACTTGACACGGGCCGGATTACATGTAATATATAACTCATCGATCGGGCATTTCCGCCCGCCGACGCCCCTCAGGCAGGGGCGAGACACGGAGAGACGATCATGGCTCGCGCCACCTACTCCTGCACCGACTGCGGCTCGACAATCGAGGTCACTGGTCGCAATCGCGCCGACGCTGACAGTCGCGCCCGCTGGGGCGAAAAAAATCGACCGCTGTGCTGGGAGTGTGAAAAGCGCCACCGGACTGCCAAACTGGCGGCTGCTGGCGCTGTCGCCGCCGAGGCGGCGCAGCAGGCCGGCCTCCCGGCGCTGACCGGATCAGCCAAACAGATCGCTTGGGCGGAAACCATCCGCGCAGCGGCGTTGCCGGCGATCGAGCGGGAGGCCGCCGACAGCGCAGCATTGGTCGGGGGGCGCAGGCTGGTCGAGGGCAATTATCCGGCGGAGGCCGCCGCGCTCCTGACCGAGGTCGCCGACGCGGCGGCGCTCATTGTCGCCGAGGCGCGCGCCCAGACTGACGCCTCATGGTGGATCGACAACCGCGACGCGGAGGTCCGCGCGCGACAGTGGCTGATCACCACCCTCCGCGCGCGCCCGCAGATGCTGCCGACGGCGCTGTCGATCGGCATCGTCAAGCGGAGGGCGTGATGGACCTCTCCGCACTGACCGACGACCAGCTGATCGAGCTGGCCCGGCTCGTCATCGACGAGGGCCTGCGCCGCAACCCGGCGACAGCGACGGCGACGCAGGACATGATGATTACCGCCGCCGAGCGGGCGCGGATCGCCAACCTGGCGACCGATCTCGAAATCCGCGCGGCGCGGGCGCGGGAGCGGGAGCGGATCGCGACTGCCGCAGCGAGCGCGGTCCGCGCCGCCGATGCACAGGCGCGGCAGGAGCAGCGTCTCGCCCAGGCGCGAGACCTGCTGGCCCGCGCGGCGGCGCTGGTCGATCGGGAGCCGAGGGACGTAACGATCGTGCGGCTCCCAGGCCGCGTGCTGGTCAACGAGGGGAGCGACCGCTACGCGCGGTCGCATCTGGCCGACTGGCAGGGCGGCGCGCTGCGCACGCCCCGGTCGCTCGTCGCGCGAAAACCAGCCCTGGCGGCGCTCTGCGTCGAGGTCGCCGATACGCTCAAAATCGACTGCATCAGAGGGGTCGACTACTATGTCTCGTGAGATCGCCAATCCGCTCGCCGCGCTGATCGCCCAGGCGGCGCGCACGCTGCCGGCGCAGACCGGGGCCGCGGCCGCAGCGGCCGAGCGGCTCTGCCGCTCGACGGTCATCCTCGCAGATGTCTCGGGATCGATGGACGAGCGCGCCGACACCGGCCGGCGCATCGACCGGCTGCGCGAGGCGCTGACCGAGGTCTGGACAGAGCACTGCCGCCTGATTGCTTTTTCGACGCTGCCGCGCCCGCTCACCGGGCCGGAGTACCTGCCAGAGCCAGAGGGCGCGACAAATATGGGGCTCGCCCTCGACGCGACGCATGTGCATCGCCCGCGCGCGGTCGTGCTGATCTCGGACGGCCACCCGACCGACGAGGCGGCCGCGATAGCGGCGGCGCGCGGGCTGTCCTGCCCGATCCACACGATCTATTGCGGGCCGGAGCACGACACCGGAGCGATCGCATTCCTGCGGCGTCTGGCGGCGGCGGCCGGCGGCGGCGCCTATGTGCATCGCTGGGGCGGGCCGACGCGGCTCGCCGCCGTGCTGCGGNNCACCGGCCCCGCATGAGCCGGCGGCGCTCGATCGGAGAGCGGCTGGCGAGGGCCGGATCGTCCGCTGTCCGACGCGAGATCGTCGGCGACTGGGCGGACGCCTGGCTAGCCGATCATGCGCGCACGCTGGGCGCAGCGCGATCCGCTCTGCGTCATGGCGACCTAGACGAGGCCGAGCGACTGCTCGGCCAACTCGACGCGCTGATGAGCAAGGCGGCGACCGGCATGACCGCCGTGGTCGCTGCGATGGAGGATGACGATGGTCGATGATGCACGCGCACGGACGCGTGACGCCGTAGCGCGCCTGCGCCCCCGACGCCGCGCCGATGGCCGGCGCGACATTCAGCTGTCGCTGCCGGCTGATGCAATCGACAGTCTCGACGAGATGGCTGTAGCCGCAGGGGTCGGACGAGCAGAGATGGTGACGACGATGATCCGGCAGGCGTCCACCGACAGGAGAGGCGCATGACGCTCACACGCCTCCATGTCGGCGCGCCATGGCCCTACGGAGCGCATCCCGACGGCATGATCGCCATGATCCAGCCGGGCGAGGGCGCCCTCGACGTCATGCTCGCGTGCCACGTCTCCGGCCTGTCTGGCGACGAACTGTCAGCGCTGCGCTCACGGCCGATCCGCCTCGGCGTCTGGTCCTCGCCGCCGCTGACATGGCTGCTGCTGTCGACACAGGGCGAGATGTCGCTCGACGCGCCCTACGCGGCCGGCATCGCCAACGCTGAGCATGTCGCAGGGATCCGGCGCTGCGCCGCCGCGATGGCGGACATGCAGGCGCCGCGCCGGCTGCTGATCACCGTCGCCGTCATCGATCGCGGCGTGACGCGCGCGCTGCGCGGCGTGACGGTCTCGGCCGACTTCGGGCGGGCGCTTGCCGCCGCCATCCTCGCCTCGCCCGAACGTCTCTCGCAGGCCGACTACGCGAGCGCGATCGACCGCGACAGCAGGCTGTCGACGCCGCAGATGCTCACCGCCGCGCAGGTCGTCGAGACCGCCGGCAGGATGTGAGGCCGCCTGAAACGAAAAAAGGGGACTTATATATGAGTGTGACCCGCAGGTAGCCGCCTCTCACAGATCGTCAGCATCACTTTCGTCGGTTTCGCTGTCGTCAACGTCAGCAGGATCGGCGTCCCCCTTAAGGCAGTAGCCTCCGGACTTCAGGCGTTCTATCCCGGATGTGGCCTTTGTGCGCCAAAGCATTGTTGACAGGACCATTTCCGGGTCCTTGCCTGTGATTGTCATCCCCCGCTCGATCAACTTTGCGAACAAGTCGGTACGTGAAAGAGGCTTGCCCGCTTCGGCGATGATCGCCCTTGCGGCTTCTGCAACTTCCTCTTTCCTAGAGTTCGCCGGGACCATGCGCACCTGCTGGCCCCCGACCGTCGCCACAAATCCGCCCTTATCTCTCAATGGGTTGAATGAACCAACATCATCGATCGCCTTGCCGCTGAATTTCTCCCACGCGCGGATAAATTTCGTGATTTCAGCTATTTCGTCTTTTGCTCGCCTGATGCCGCGCTCGTGTTTTTTGATTCGCTCTTCTGCGTCGGCTTTTTTCGCCAGCGCAGCCCGGATAGCGTCGTCCGACATGACACACCAGCGCATTCAGATACGGCAAAATGCGGCATCTAGCGCCTCAATGTGCACAAATGCGGGTTTTCAGCAAGCAGATACAGTGAATGTTGAAATCGAATCTGAATCTTGGTAGATAGGTGTCAGCCGAAACGCAAACGGCCCCCAAGGAGATGCCAGTCTCCAAAGGGGCCGTTGTCTAGGTCACCGGACGGGGGGGCTTGTCACAGTTCCCGTCTGGCGGATAGGTCAGGGATGCTGATGCATTCCAGCGATGGAATGTATCACTTCCCAACCGTCTGCTCAACCCTGTGGCTCTCTAAAAGGAGCCAGGACATGAGAAGGCGAGCAATTTGCCATCATGTTCGGCCATACGTGCGCATCCGCTTCGGGCGGCTTGAGCATGTGAGGGACTATTGGCGGTGCTGCGCTCAGCTCAGCTTCGCTTTCGAGGAAGCCGCGTAGCGGCTTTCGTGAGATGATCTGCTGATCGTCCTGGCCGTCGCGGGGAATCCTCCTGCGGCGGCTTTTTCGTCTTCGACCGCTCGATGCTCTCGGCCACCTCCTTCGGCTTTGTCGCAGCAAATCGGCTCAGTGCCTCGCCGAACTCGATGTCGAGCCGAAACGGCGGTTCCAACTTCTTGCCGTCGTTCGTCATGCGACCAGCGCCTTGTAGGTCAGACGACCTTCGACGCAGCCGAACAAGTCGTTCATCCGCGGTGAGGGCTTCATGTCGCGCCGATTGAAGCGCCACGCCATTTCGTCAACATAGCGTTGGAGGTGTTTGCTCGAAACCCAGTGGTGAACGCCAACGATCTGGCGCTTCAAGAGCGCCCACACGCTTTCGATGCTGTTCGTGTGAACGAACCCGCCCAAGCGGACATACTCCCCGGCTGAGTGGTTCACGGCGTGGTGTGCGTGCGTATTGTCGAGACCGCGAAACGAGCGGTCTTCGTCCGTCATGACCGTCGCGCCCGCTTCCACATTCGCCCGAACCTCGCCCTTCAGCGTCACGCCCTTAGCGTCCTTGACGTGCGTGGCGCGAAGCTCGCCCTCGCGCTCGACGATGCCGAGCACAACATCCTTGCCGGCGCCGCCCTGCGTGCCGCCCTTGCGGTCGGCGGCGTGCTTGTTCTTCTCCTTGCCGCCGACGAACGTCGTGTCGGCCTCAACCGTGCCTTTCAGGGGCGCATTGAACGAAGGCGTGCGCGCCGCATGGCGCAAACGATGCAGCACAAACCAAGCGCTTTTCTGCGTGATCTTCAGGTCCTTGGCGAGCGTCGTCGAGGCGATTCCCTTCGGGTGGTTCGTGATCATCCAAATCGCCGCAAACCACTTGCGAAGCGGGAGTTTCGTGTCCTCGAAGATGGTCCCGACCTTGATCGAAAAACGCTGGCGGCAGTCGCCGCACTTGAACGTCTTGCGGTCGCTGAAATGATAGATGCGGAGCCCGCCACAGTGGGGGCAGAACTCACCGTCGCGCCAGCGGATCGCGCGGAGGTGGTCAACGCAAGACTGTTCATCCGGGAAGGCTTCAAACAGATCGAAAAGGCTGTCGAATGACTTGAGCACGGCGCGTCTCCTGACTGAGACGAAACCTACACCCCTTCGCGGGTTGGGTCGAGCATGTATATAGGTCCCGAAAAAAGCCCCGCCGGCGTGAGCCGACGGGGCGAGGTGCGGTGAGGCTGGGGCCGCGGGGGCTGGGGCCTCGCCGGGTTTCAGGGTGGACTGGGACGCACGGTGAAGACGTTGCTGACCGCCGTGACGATCTTGTCGAGCGGCGAGACTGTGTCGATCGACCACTTCGTCGTCATGACATAGGCGCCAGGTTCGAGCGCGCAGGCGCCGCCGTTGAGCCACCATGCCAGCGTCAGTTTCGGCGGCGCGGGCAGGACTGATGTCGTGCGATAGTCGCTGCGCCCGCGGGCGACGCAGACGGCGACCGAGCCGCCGGCCTCGACGCGGCGCACAGTCGCGACCCAGTCCGCGGTGAAATCGCGGCGGATCGTGCGGATCACCACCATCTGCGGCGTTTGCCCCTCGTCGACATCGGCGACACGGACCGCTTCGACGCGCATCCACCAGTCGGCCGGCAGGATGACCGGCAGGCCGATCATGGCGATGATGATCCAGGGCGCGAGCCCGACGAGGAAGCGCATGGCCGCCGTCATCGGAGCGCCCCCTTGATCCACTCGACAAGGCCAGCCTTGACGGCGATGTAGAGCGCGACGCCCCAGCCGATATATTTGACGACGGATTGCAGCACGACGGCGGCGCGGCCGACCGCCTGCATCCCGAGCCAGAAGCGCGCGAAGTCCCGCAGCGCCTCGCGCTCCTCGGCCGAGAACTCCTCGGCCTCGCCCAGCGCGACCTTTGCGGCGAATTCGTCGGGCTTCGTCGTCATTCGTCACTGCCTTCCGAAAATGGATTTGAGCGTGTGTCCGCCGCCGTAAATCGTGAGCCAGATGCCCGTGAACGCCGTCAGGTTCTCCATCGGGATCGGATGCAGGGCAGGGAGGATCGTCGCCTTGAGCGTCGGCAGGATCAGCAGCGCCCACGCCCACAGGCCGATCAGCAGCCACGACATGGCGGGACGCCAGCCCCACGAAAAGAAGCTCTCGCGCGCCGTCTCGGCAAGCGCGAGCTGCCGCGCCGTCTCGGCATGAATCGCCGCGATCACGTCGCCCTGCGACGCCTCGACCGTCTGGACTGTCTTCGCCGCTGCGGCTGGGTCCGCCTCGACCTTTGCGGCGACCGCTTCTGGCGTCGCGTCTGTGCCCAGCGCCTCGGCGAGCGCGCCGATCACGGCCGACACCCCGGCGCCCAGAAGAGCGCCGGCAGGCCCTCCGATCGAGCCGGCGGCCGTCGAGAGAGCGCCCGACAAGATGGGCGCACCGGCCTTCGCCAGCGCGGCCGCGAGGGATTTGAGCGCGTCGGCGTTCATGGCGTCATCCTCTTCGTCAGCGCGCGCCAGAACCGCGCCCAGAAGCCCGGCGCAGGCGGCGGCGCCGGCTCGGGCAGCACGGGAATGGGCGCGGGCGGCGCGGGGATCGGCGCGGGTTTCAGGCTTTCGCGCGCAGAAGCCGCCGCCTCGGCCTGCTGCGTCTCCCTGATCGCGTCGGCAGGATTCCAGGGCGTGTCCTTGATGCCGCGCCACCGCGCATAGGCGCGCGCCAGTCGGCCGTGATAGTCGTGCGTCGCATAGCCCGGCCCGTTGTAGACGCGGGCGAACACATCCCAGCGATGCGCGCGCAGATCGTCGTCGATCGACGTCGCCTTGATGAAACTCACCATCGCGGCGAGGTGCGCTTCCTCGTCGTCGCAGAATGCCGCGACCATCGCCTGCGGGCTCGCATAGCCCGCGGCGCGATGATTGGAGCCCAGCACCTGCCCGAGGCCCCACGAGGCCGAGCGCAGCGCCGCCGTCTCGTCAATCGCGATGGCGGCGATCAGGTTCGGATAGGAGTCGGGCGGATAGGCGCCGGGGCGCCACTTCGGCCATGCAAGCCCGGCCGCCGCGGCGCGGGCGCGTTTCGATCCCTCGCCCAGCTCGCGCCAGAAGAGGTGAGGCTCGAACAGCATCGCCGGCCGGCCGAGTCGGTCGAACCCCGAGCCGCGCGACTCGACGTCCAGAACGGCGTGAATCTCGTCCTCGCCGACGCCGATCAGCGCTCCGAGCCGCGGCAGATCGACATCATCGAGCCGCTTCGCGTGGCCCTTGAAATTCGCAGGATACATGGGGAGCCCTCAGGAGCCGTTGGCGGGCGCGAAAACGCAGGGGCGGCGCTCGGCGACGATCACGCCGGCCTTCGGGTTGCCGCCATAGCGGCACACATGGAACTTGCCGTCGGGCGACGGTCGCGCCTCGGCGAACGGCACGACCACGCCGTCATGCAGCCGCCAGCCCTGCGGCGTGAACACCGGCGCCGGCTCGCGCTGCCCTTCGCCGACCTGATAGCAATCGGCCGTGTTGCAGCAGGCGAGCGGATACCAGTCATGCGCCCGCACCGGCGCGCAGGCCGCGACCAGCACGAGGCCGACGACGACAAGCCACGCGCCGACGATCGCGATGGCGCGCGCCATGGATGCGGACATGCTGGGATCTCTCCGTCGTCAGGCCAGCGGCGCGCCGCTGAAGTAGTCGTCGAGGTCAGTCACAGTCAGACGATACGGCTCAAGCGTCACAGTCAGGCCCGGCACGAGCGCCTGCATCTTTGTGATCAGCGTCGCGAGCGTGTCGGTGATGTTGATCTGGTTGTTGCCGCTGGCGCCCGAAGCAAGCACCGTGATCGTGTTGCCGTTGATGCTGAACGCATCGTTCGCCGCCATCGCGGTGGCGAGACCGTTCAGCGGCGTCGTGGTCAGCGCCGGGCCGGCGAGGCCCGTGGTTTTCAGCGCGCCGCCACGATGCCCATCAGGCCACGTCCCAGCCACGAGGCCGACGCAGTGCTGGCAGCCGACGCGCCCGCCGGCATTGGCGAATGTCACAGCCGCGCCGACAAACCGGAGTTGCGCGCCGTTGAGTTGCAGATTGACGTAGGTGTTGGTCGCCGCGCCGATGCGCACATTCTCGTAAGTGTGCTGCGCGTCGGCGCTGTAGAGGCCGCCGGCAGTGGCGAAAGTCGCGTTCGGCGCGACGATTGACCCGACAACCGAGTTGAACCCGCCGAAAACGATCGCGTCGCGCACGATCGTTTGTTTCAGCCATGAATTCGTGGTCGAGCCGATGTTCGCGGGCGAGCCGCCGATCGCCGTATTCGGTTCGAGGATCGCCTTGTAGAGCGTCCTGAAATCGACCAGCGTGCGCTGGACGATCTGTTCGTTCATCGAGGTCTGATTGAGTTCGACGCCATCGGCATGTGCACCGATCGCTGTCTCTGCGGTCATGATCAGGATGCTGTCTTCCAGCGTGCCGCCATTGACCATTTTTTGCAGATCGGCATTCGATCCGATGATGACGCACTTCGATATTCTCGGATTGGCCGATGCGAACACCATCGCACCCTGAACCGTGATCGGATCGCCGAGCGGACGGCCGACTTCGAACAGGCAGTTTTCAACAACCCAGTCCGGGCACGTCGTGATCGAATTTTGCGTGAAGATGGGGCCGGACGCCGCCAGCCCGGAGCCGTCGAAGCGGCAGTTCCTGAACGTTACATTGCCGACATTCGCCGCGTTGGCGCTGAAATAGTAGCCGCGAAAATCAAAATTCTCGATGACCTGCCCGGCGGCGGACGCGTTGACAAAGATGCGCGTTCCAGACCGCGTCATCCAGCCATTTTCAAACGTGCCGTTCGTCCCAGGTGGGGTTTTCGGCGTCGGGCCGGTGAGGCCGACGACGGTATCCACTCCAGGCACGGCCCATGTCGAGCCGAACGTCAGCCGCGACGCGGCGATCACGTCCGCGAAAGAGCGTTCGGTGTCATGCAGCACAAGCGTCTTGGCGCTCGTCATGCCGCGCCTGAGGCCGCCCGCCGCTTCGTTGAGGTTGACGACATTCTGAGCCGCGCCGGTGAAAGACGCATTCGAGCCGGAGCGGACGCCGGTGATGAAATCGTCGGTCATCGCGAGGCGCAGGCCGCCCGCGCCCCACGACATGGATGCGCGCACCGTCTGCTGCGTGCGCCAGAGATCGCGCAGCGCGCCGGCGAGCGTGACCGAGTTCGTCCCGTCCGTCAGGACCAGATCACGCGGCCATGTCGTGCCGACCGCGCGCAGTTCGACCGAACCGAAAGAGATGATCGTGTCCGTCGCCGCGACGATTTCCGTGCACTCGAACACATAGTCGGCGCCCTTGAGGGCGAAGGGAGCGGCGACGCCGGCGCAGGTCTCGGCAATCTTGCTCGACGTGCCTGTCGTATTCCAGGCTGGCAGGATGGTCGCCGCATTGTGCTGCGACGTCGACACCATGAACTCGCGGAACGACACATCGATGTCGCACTGGTCCGCGCCGGTGAGCTTGTAGGCGATGTCGACGCTTGCGCATGTCGACTCGGCGACCGACCACCCCGCCTCGATGCGCGACCAGTTGGCCGCCGCAAGCGTGAAATCGGACAGCACGTCGACAAGCGTCTCGCGCAGCACCGTGCCGCCAGAGTTCTTTTCGATCAGCGCCATCTCGATTCCGATGTTGGCGCGCGACTGATCGTCATTCGAGCCGCCGCGACGTGGCTGTATTCCAGCAGGCTGTGAAAAGCGGATCGCCTCGCCTTGCGTCGCCGCGACATTGGTGATGATCAGATAGTCAGTCCCGACTCCGGCGATGTTGAACGTCTTCACCGCGCCAATCGAAAACGGCGTGCCGCCGCCCGCCGGGTCGGTGTTGGTCGTCAGACGCGCGAGGCGTGAGCCTCCGCTGTCGCCGCGCAGGCTCATTCCAGTCGGCAGCGTCCCGGTCGCAGACCATGTGCGATAGTAGTAGGCGACGGCGACCGTGTTGGCGGCCGTCGACGTCGCGGCCTGCCAATGCACAATGTCGAATGTGGTCGCCGTCACATTGTAGATGGTGAATTGCAGCGTGCTCAGTCCGCCGCCGAGCGTGCGCCCGCCAGCCGTCGTGTTGGCGGCGAGCCGGATGCGATCGAAATTGGCGCGGCCGTGCGCCGACGGAGTCGTCACCCTGTAGACATGCGAGCCGATGGCCAGCGGCACGATGCCGCCAATCGCGATCGTGAGACCAAGCACCTCCCCGTTGAGCGTCGCGGCCGTCGCGCCGATCATGCGCGGATTGGTCGCGATGTTTGTCACGGCGGGCTCAAGCCGCAAACCACGATCATCGCGCCGCGGCGCCGCAGCAGTCGCGGCCTTCAACCTGCCCGCGAAATCCTCATAGGTCGGATAGCCCGACGTATAGTCCGCCGGGCCGGACCATGCCGCGGCGAACGGAGCCGGCATGGCCCCGGTGAAGTCATAGGACTGCGACTGCGGCGCCGCCGCGCCAGAGCCGCCCCTGCGGCGGCGGCCGACGCCGATGTGGGGGCCGAGCATCAGACGTAGCCGCGCAGGCCGGTCGCGGTCGTGCCGGTCGCGGCGACCTTGCGGATACGCCAGTCGAGCGTCTCGTTGGCCTGCACCGGCTCGGTCGNNGCCGGTGACGCGAATCTGCCGCGTCACCGACGGCAGATCGGCCGCGTCGCTCGGCGTGATGGCGAAGCCGCGCATCAGCGGGCCGGACACGCCGACGCTGTAGCCCTCGAAGTCGTCAGCCATGATTGAGTCTCCGATGCTGGCCGGCTCACATGCCGGTGAGGATTTCGATCTCGCGCAGGCGCTGGGCGTTGACGTCGCCGGCCATGCCGGCGGTGATCGCCGGCGACGACAGGCCGGTGAGGCGCAGGCGCAGCGAGTCCTGGTCGAAATAGTCGACCGTCGTGCCGGCGTCGCAGAGCGTGCCGCGGAAGGCGAAGTCGCCGGCGAGCGGCGCGCGCAGCGCGGCCGAGATCGGCTGCACGATCATCTTGCTGTAGGGCAGCGCCACGACGCCGACGCCGTCACCCGGGCAATAGCCGACGCCGATCATCGAATTGGCGCCGATGACGCGCAGTTGCGAATAGCGGTCGAGGATGTCGGCCTCGCGATCGGGCGCGATGAATTCCGGGTCGCTCCAGTCCGGCCCGGGCTCCCAGTCGAGATAGTAGGCCGAGAAGGCCCAGGGGCGCACCGCATCCTCGCCGTTCTTGATCGACACCTTGGCGAAGGCGTTCTCGGCCAGCGCGGCGCGCGGCACGTTCATGGGCGGGGCGACGGCGCGCAGCTCCTCGAGCCCGTTGAGCCACGCCGCAGCCGGCAGCGAGGCCGACGTGTAGGGGCCGAGATTCGCGCCGTCGGCATAGACCTCGACCTGAAAAATGGTCTGCGGCGGGCGCACCCCGCTGCCGATCAGCGTCATGGCGATCGGCGTGTTGGCGAGGGCGACGACAGCGTCGCGCCCCCAGACGATCTGCTCGAGCGAAGAAAAGGCCGCGCCGTCGGACGCGATGGCGAGGGCCGAGGCCGAGCGGTGCGGCAGGTTGACCGCCAGCTCGTCGGACAGCACGGGAAACTGCACGTTCGCCGGGGCCGCGCCGGCCCAGCGCCAGCGGTCGGCGATCACTTCATTCGAGGCCGCCGCCTTGGCCGTGTGCCAGCGCCGGCGGAAGTGGCGATTGTCGCTGAGCTTGACACGGCGGGGCTTCGCCTGCGCCGTGATCGTGATCCCTGTCGTCAGGATGTAGATCGACTGCTCGGCCTCGGGGTCCGCATTGATGGTCAGGCGCTCGCCGGCGTTGAAGGAGAAGACCAGCACGCCCTGCGGATCGCGCGTGTAATAGAAGCCGCCTGTCGCCCGGTGCGGCAGGGCGCCGAGATCGACCCATGCGCCGGTCGTGAATACGCCGCCAGCGTCGAACACCTCGCGCGCATTCTGCGAGGCGAGCAGCAGGCGGTTTTCATGGCCGATCGGCGTGCCGTAGCCAGGGAAGCCGAGGAAGCCGCCGCGCGCCGGCGTCGCGACATGGGCGATCCCGTCCTCGGGGAACAGGCAAGGCGGCTGCGCGCCGAGGTCGATGCCCGCGTCGACGACGGGAGTCCAGTCGCGCAGATTGACCGACGTCGTCGCCAGCGCGTTTTTCGAGACCGTGGTCGAGGCCGTGTCGTCGCGGGCGATGGCCATGTAGCCGCCGGCGACGACCTCGGCGACGTTCCACTCGACCGCCGCCGTCCCGCCCGGGCCGGCGACGCAGAGCCGCGACGTCCAGGTCGCGCCATTGTCGGTCGTGCCGAGCGAGCGCAGATCGTTGCTCGTGTCGCCCGTGCCGCCGCCGAACACCATGTAGGCGTCGGCGCCGCCGACCGGATCGGCCAGCATCTGGCCGAGCGGCACGAAGGGATGCGTGACGTAGCCGCCGATGTCGACGATCGTGAAGGGCGCGCCGCCGGTGTCCGAATAAATGAACTGCCACGAATAGACGTTGGCCGCCGTGCGCTGCAGCGACACGATGCCGATGCGCCCGGCCGACATCATGCCGCCGGCGGCGAAATTGGCGTTGGCCTCGACGCCCTGAATGGTCGCGACCGTCGTCTCGCCGGCGACAGTCTGGAAACAGTCATAGCTCCAGGCGAAGTGAAGCTTGCCGCCGGGGGAATTGCCGTGCCGCGGCGAGCGCGTGAAGAACATGAACCAGCGCTTGCGCACAGGGTCCCAGCCGATCGGCCCGTTCCACAGATGCGTGCCCGCCTCGGTCAGAGCGCAGCGCGCCGCGCCGTCCAGCGGCGTCGCCGGCAGGCGCATGCGGCGCATCAGCGTGCGCGTCGCGTCGCGGAACCCGCCGTTGAAGTAGCGCGCCCGCCTCGGGATCGCCGTGACGCGATAGACTTTGCCGCCGAGATCGACATCGCGGCCATGCGCCAGCGCCTCGAGCGCGGCGAAGGCGGCCGTCTCGGCCGCCGCGTCGGCGTCGAGATTCGTTCCCTTGGCGCCGAGACACTGCGCCGGCAGGGCGCGGCCGCGCTCGACGATGAAGCGCCACCAGGCGCCGTCGAGGCTCTGGCGCGCGCCCTGCCCCGATGCGCCGACCTTTTTCCACCAGCCGCCGAATCCGTCGCCCGGCGCGTCATGGCCGAGCGTCAGCAGCACCTGCACGGCGCCGGGGATGGTCGCGGCCGGGATGCCCGCCGAGGTCTCGATCGTCCAGCGCGCGCCGGTGTCGGCGCCCGCCTCGAGCGCCGTCAGGCGTGCGCCGGCGCCCAGGCTTTCGAGATTGGTGACGCGATCGGACAGGGCCGAGACATTCGGCGCGGCGCCAGCGTCGGTGATGTCGAGCCAGGCGATGACCTCGACGTCGGTCTGGCCGGAGCCGCCCCACGCCTCGACATAGGGGCGCACATAGACGCCATTGACCGGCGCGACATGATCGACGCCCGACGCCGCGGCGCGGGCGATGACGGCGCGCTGCACGACGCGGCCGTCGGCCACCGTCAGGTCGAGGTCTTGCCAGACCTGCGTCTGCACGTTGATCCGCGCCTTGAAGGCGTCGAGCCAGTCGAGCCCGCAGCGCACGGCGTCATTCGACGGGTCAGGGGCGTCGGCGTGGCGGCGCAGGGCGAAGATGGCAGCATAGGTGCGCCCCGGCTCGACCGCGAACAGCCAGCGCGAGGCGACGACGCCGGCGCCGGCGATGCGCGCCACCGCGCCGAAAGCGGAGGTCGCGATCAGCGCCGGATCGAGCGGCGCAAGGCCCGCCTCGCCGACGCCGAGGCCGAGCGTGAAATTCAGCGCTGCGTCGCCGGGGCGATGATCGAGCGGCGAGGCGATCGGCGCGGCGCGATCGCCGGCGAGGCGCGCCGCCTCCTCGGCGTCGATGCGGCCGGACAGCGTCGCCAGATCGATGAAGGCCCTGTTGACCCTGTCGCGGCCGTCCTTGTCGCCCTGCGCAATCGGCTGGATTTGTGCATAGGTCATCAGAGGCTTTCCACGAGCGAGAGATCGAATTGCGCCGAGCGGCCCTTCGGCGCCGGCATGTCGCCGGCCTCGGCGTCGGCGAGGCCGCAGGGCGACCGCCGTTCCCGCCGCTGCGGCGGCGCGCAGGCCGGGCAGGATGCGCACCACCGCGGCGCCGAGCGGCAGGCCGGGGATCGCGCCGTCGCCCCAGGGCGAGGCGTCCTCCCAGGGCTCGTCATGCGCCAGCTTGTCGCGCCAGGCGGGCGGCGCGGATTGCGAGACGATCTCGACGACGCGATGCACGCGGCCGGCGATCCCGAGCAGCGCGCCGACGCGCAGGGCTGCGCCGTCGAGCGCCAGCGACAATTGCGTCGCGCGCAGTGCGGCGTCGGCCGTCAGCGCGCCGACGGCGGCGCGGGCCCCGGGCAGCGGCGCGCGCTCGCACACCGGCGCGGCGATGGTCTCGCCGGACTTGAGGCGCGTCAGCATGGCCTGCGCCAGCGCGATCTGCTCGGGCCCGCGCGCGACGATCCCCTCGACCGTGACGCGCCACGGCCCGAGATCGCCGATGACGCGCTGCGCCTGGCCGGAGCGCGCCGGCCCGCCCTCGCGCCAGCCGGCCGACAGGTTGGGAACCGCCGCCGCATAGCGCAGGGGCGCGGGCCAGACGATCATACGGTCACGCTCACCGGGCCGAGCGGCGCCGCCGCGCCGACGCCCGAGCCGTTGAAGGTGCGAACGAAGACGCGCCACGTCCCTGCGGCCGAGGCGGCGACCGTCACCGTCGGCGAGGAGGCGGCCGGCGCGTAGCTCACCGCGACCGGCGAGGCGTCGGCGAATGTATCGGTCGGGCCGAGATAGATGCGCGTATAGGCGAAGTCGGCGACGGCCGGCGTCTGCCACGACACGGCGATATCGAGGCCTGTCGCCGGCGATGCGCCGAGAGACGAGCCGGACGAAGCCGGCGGCGTCGCGTTGGCGACGACGGTGACGCTGGCGGTCGACGACCACTCGCCGACATCCGGCTCGGCCGAATAGCCGACATTGCGGACATAGGCGCCGCGCGCCTCGTAGGTCGCGCCGTCCTCGAGCGCCTCGCTGACGCCAGCGAAGGCGCCGCGCCCCGTCATGACGATCCAGTCCGTCGCGCCGGACTTGCGATATTCGAACCGCGCACCGTCGGCCGTGGTCAGCGTCGGCAGACTGGCGACGAGGCGGGCGATCTGCACGCCGGCCATGACCGCCGTGCGATCGACATCGACGACCAGACCGTCGGCCGCCGGAATGGCCGCGGCGCTCGAGGAGGAGGCGATCGTCGAGGGCGGCGCCCCTTCCAGCGTCGTCGACCAGTCATAGGCCGCGGGATCATCCGAGGCGCATTCGACGACGCCGGTCATGGTGTCGAGGTCGAGCGAAATCTTGCCGACCGCCATCGGCTCGGCGTCGAGGCCGAGCTCGGGCAGTGTCAGCGCGAAATTGCGTTCGCCCCACAGACGCAGCGCCGAGCCGTAGGCGAGCGTCAGCGTAAGCCGATGGCGCGGATTGGACTTGGCCGAGAAGATGCGCGCGACGCGGCGCGCCTGCGTGAAGCTCGGCACGATCTGCGCGTCGAAATCCTGCTGCAGCACGCCGCGCTCGGCCTGATCGGCAAGGTCTTCCCACGGGTCGCATTCGGCGGGCTGATAGTCCGTCCGGTCCTTGTAGGTGATCTTGAGACGGTTGAAGGCCGCAGCGCGGCCGGAGCCGTTGGCGTAGTCGTATTGCAACACGTCGTCATCGCCGATCGCGACCGTCGGCGTCGCCCATGCGCCGCCGCGAATGGCGATCAGCCCCGTGGCCGTCGGATAGATTTCCGCATCGCAGGCGCGCAGCAGCGCGGCGAGAGTCGTGCGCGGCTCGGCCGTCGCCAGATCGATCGTCGCCGAGATGCGATAGCGCGGCTCGGTCCCGCCCGCCGCCAGCGCGACGGGCTCGTCGCACAGATTGGCGAAGGCCGCGAAGGACGCCTCGTCGATCATCGCCGGCGCAATGCCGAAGCCGACCGGCACCGTGCGCGCCTCGCCCGCGATGGTCACGCCGACGCGGCGCGTCAGATAATCGCGGATGATCAGCGCCGCATTCTCGGTCCAGCGCGTCCCGCCGTCGCGCGGGTCGTAAATATCCGCCTGGCCGCGCATGACGACGCGCAGCGCCGGCACGCCGTTCGGCCAGACCTTGGCGTTGTTCTTGCCGGCCGAGACGCAGATCATCAGCGTCGCGGCGACGCCCTTCAATTGATGCGCGGACGTCCACTGCCCGCCCGAGGCCGAGACCAGCGGCGCAAACGCCGGCTGGCTCATCGTCCCGAGGACGGACTGGGCGACGAGCTGCGCGCCCCATGGCGCCGGCGCGCCGGAGGCGAGCGAGGCGCCGGCGTTCACGTCGTTGAGCCAGTAGGACTCGATCGCGTCGATCGGCCCCTGACAATGCGCCGTCACCTGATAGAGGGCGCGGCCATAGACCTCGTAAAACGCCAGAGCGCCGCCGACCTTGTCGCGGCCATAGACCAGCAGGCGCGGCGGGATCGCCTGCTTGACCGTCTGCTGCTGCGGCGACTGCTTCGGCTTCTTCTGCATCGTCGCCAGCGCGTAGCTGGCCGCGAGCGACAGGGCGGTGACCACGGCATAGGCGGCGATCGAGGCGGTCGAGAAGCCGGCGATCGTGCCGGTCAGGCCGAGGCCGCCGAAGAGCGTCGTCAGCGGCGCGACGATCAGCTGCGGCATTCGACTCTCCAGGCCGCCAGCATCGGCGCGGCGCGGACGCCGAAGCCCTGCCCCGCCTTGATCGCCCAGCCGGTGCGCGTGCGGATCGCCATCGCCGGGCCGTCTTCCGTCAGCACCACGCCGACGTCGCCGGGCAGCGGATCGCGCGTCTCGGCGAGGCCCGCCGCGGCGCAGCCCTCGCGCGCCAGCGCCAGCAGGCCGCGGCCGCGCAAGATGCGCGCCGCGTCCCGCGCCGAGGCGCAGGCGCCGCGCCAGGCCGCCGCCGGATCGACGCCCTGCGCGGCGACCACCCAGTCGCAGACCCATGTGCAGCAGTCGCACACGCCCCAGGCGAAGGGGCGCGACCCGGAGGCCGCGAGCCAGGCCGGCAGACGCGAATTCATCAGACGGGGAAGACCACGGTCTTCGATTGCATCGAGGCGACATAGGCGGCGCCGAGATCGCCCGCCGCGCGCGCCTGCTGATCGCGATCCGACAGGCTGGCGAAGGCCGGGATCGCGCGACGCGCGAACAGCCATTCCGCCTTGACCTCGACGATCCTCGATTTCGCGTCCGTCGTCTTGGCGGTCATCACATCCATGCGGCCGAAATAGATCGGCACGGGCGCATCGACCGGCGCCCATGTCGCATCGAAGTGCTGCAGCCAGACGACGACGTCGCGGTCATAGGTCTCGGCCCGCGACGCCAGCGCCGCGGCGAGCAGCGTCGGATCGACGCCCGACAACGTGAACGTCGTCTCCGGCGCCGACCCGTTGTGCGGCNNNNACCGAGCCGAGTTCGCCGAGGCCGGACCAGACGTGGCCGCCGGTCTCGATGTCGCCGAACCCGCCCCAGACGCGCATCGGGCCGGAGAGAAAATCGAACATGACCAGCGCGCCGACGCGCACCGTCCTGTCGGCGACGAGCGCCGCAAGGGCCGGCGAGACGATCATGCGAAGCGCATCTCGGCGTTGCGAAAGAGCGTATGCGCGTTGCGGCCGATCGTCTGCGTCGTCGCGGCGACGGCCTGACGCATCCCGGCCGCGACCATGCGCTGCACCTCCTGATTGCCGGTCGCGCCGCGGACGTCGATCGTGACCGAGACCGGGCCGCCGGCCGACGCCGCCGCAGCAGCGCGCAGCGGCAGGCCCGGCCCGCA